ACTCCTTGACAATTAATTTACCACAGGTCTTACCCCTTACGCGATCAATCTTTTTGTCGTACATGTCTTTAGAGAGACTCTCAAGGTCATCCAGAGTGACATTCAAAAGGTTCGCATCAATCCGTTGTGCGATTTTCTCTTCTGCCATCTCCATTGTGATGTAGAGTACATTCTTTCCTTCCAGTAGATTTGCAGACGCCATGTGACACATTGCAAGTGACTTACCAACACCAGTACCCGCAAGGATAATATTGAGGGATTTCTTGGGGAGTCCACCTTTAGTAATCTTGTTAAAGTACTCTAGATCAAAAGGAATCTTTTCTTCTGCACGATGGTAGAACTCATATCGCGAATCAGAGTCTTCTAAGAAGTCGTGTCCAATGTTTGGGTCAAATGAAACTGACAATGCATCAGTCAAGAGATCGGGAATTGACCCCTTATCTCTTTTTGTATCAGAACCGTCAATGATTTGAATAGAATCCATAATCGCGTTATGGATTGCCTTTTCCTGACACCACTTCTCCGTAGTGTCAATTAACCAGTCACTGTCTACATCTTCATTGGTCAGACCTTGAATGGTTTCTACGCACCGTTCATAGTCCTTGTCAGATATTTTAGATACATTGTCAATTTCAATAATCAACGACTCAGATGTCGGCAAACTGTTATACTTTGTAACAAACTCATTAATCTGTTCGTATACAGTGCGTTCAACTAAGTCATTGAAGTACTCAGGGTTTAGATAGGGTAATGTCGCACGAGAATAGTTCTCATTGTGAATTAGATTCCTCAGTATCAGTGTTTCCGTTCTCGACATTATTTTCTTGCTCTTTCAGGTATTGTTCAATTAATCCTACAAGGATATCCCCCATCATACCAGAAACTTTCTCTTCTGACAAGTCTGCTTCGACTGGGTTGTCCAAGTTGATAACATTAAAGTCTAATACGACCTCTCCGTTATCCTCTTCTCTCAAAGAGATCGTATCATACTGATACACTAGTCCTGCATAGTCTCCATCGAGAATCTCAATAGACCAGTGTTTGTCGTGATACGAGTTTGGGTGTTCAACCAGTTGATACTTCGGTACTGTCATTTTCCTCTTCCTTCATTCCGTATAGGAATTCTTTTTGTGCGCATTCATCCAGTTGTTGCAAGATTTCAGGTGTGAAATACTCTTCTGGATTCTCATTGATTGCCTTACCAAAGACTTTGCGTCCGTCAGGCAACTCATAACGAGTAGAAACTTTCTTAATAATATTGTACTTCTCTGCAAGATCGAGAAGACCATAATACCTATCCAGTCCACTGTCATAAGATAGTTTAACAAAGACATCTTTGTTTTCTTTGGTGAATCGTGACTTGTGCATACGCACCTTAATCAGATTTCCTACTACATCGGTGCCGTCTTTGTCTTTCTTTTTGGTTAACATACAAATAGATGACGCAGCATACTTCAGTCCAGAACCACCAGAGATTTCTTTAGTTGGAACATATGCACCCACAACATCATAGACATGGTTTGTTACTAGGAGGGGGACATTTGCTTTTGCGAGTTTGAGTGATAGAACTCGAAATGTTCCGCGTAAGAGTTGCGCTTTGGTCATATCGCGTTTGTTCTCACCTTTCGCAGTGTCTTCTAGTTCTTTCTCCGATGACAACATACCTAGAGAGTCGAGAACCATCATCATAGGAGGTTGTTCGTTACCTTCAATATACTGATCTAACATACGAACTGCTTGGGTGCGGAACTCTTCAATAGACTGCGGTTCTACAATTGCAACGCGTTTTGTATCGATATCTCGATCCTGCATCATTTTTTTGGTGACTGCTGCTTCGGTGTCAAAGTACACGACACCACCATCAGGATTTTGATCTAGGAATGTTTTTAAAACTCCAAGAACAAAAAAGGTCTTACCTGTTGCAGACTCTCCTGCAAATGCAGTAATCTTGTTATTAGGCACACCGCCATGTATTGAACCTGATAATACTGCATTCATAATATACGACCCCGTATCAATCGATCCGGAGTACTCTGAACTGTTGCCGCCATCTTCAAGGATATTTGCGTTTTCATATCCCTTGCACAAATCGTTTAAAAAACTCATGATGTGATTACTTCCTCAAGTTGTTTGCGAAACTCATTGATTGCCTTTGCGCGTTGCTGTCCGTCCCACTTGATGTAATCAAGTTCTGGATTCTTTTCTAGGTTGTCCAACAAAGGTTGAATCATGTTATACATAGTATCGCACTTTTCTTCCCATTTGTCAATCTCAGACTGTTTCTCTTCAGATACTTTCTTGATACTTTCAATATCATCTTCACCGACAATTGTAAACCCAAAGTCAAACTCTTTCATTTTTTACTCCAAACTTAATAAACTTATACCAGATTCTTTCGTGACCATAATACAGAATAAACTTGATAATCAGATCTGCGACGAATACGCCTCCGACTGCCTTGGGAGGGAGTCCGAATGCATATGCGATTAGTGCGGTTGTGATAGATGCGACGACGCGCCAGGTGACTGCCTTTGCGAGGTGTCGGGATTTACTCACTTCACTCATTTAAAGAATGCCTCTAGGGTTGCGCGTTTCTCTGCAGACCATCCAATGACAGATAAGATTGCGTCGAGTGGTTCAAGAAATGCCTTGTTGAACTGTGTGTCATAGTCAATATAGTTTTCCAATCCAAACTCTTTAGGCAAACTCGACATAATACTGATGACATTTTGACGACATGGGTTTGGTTGTTTGAGATAACAGAACTTAATTTTTTCTCCATCACGAATCGGTTCAAACCTCTTGGTCAGATTCTTTTCTTTCAGTAGGTGATTGTAGAGTAGAGATCCGCGAACATGTATCGGAGTCTTAGACATAACCTCAAAGGTTTCTCCGCGCATATCATACTTAGACAGGTCTGAAACACTACGAGGGAACGCGACATCTTCAAAAGGAAGTTGTTTAAATGTTTCGCGAAAGTCTTCTGTAAACTTCTGTACTGCAGACTCATCCTCATTCATAATAATTCCGACCGCAGTCTTTAATGCATCACGACAAGATGCAGGTGTAGAAGACTTGACAATCTCTAGACCCATTACCTTGAGTTTTGGTTCTGAGTAACGCACACCCTCATTGTCATAGACATTGAGAACATATCGTTTCTTTGCGGTCCAGATTCCTTTGTCCGCAATGACTTCACGCGCCATAAACATTTTCTGTGCATACGCACTCATCATATCAGAAAGTTCTTGATAATACTTATTGATAACAGGTTCAATCTTCTTTCTAGCGGCGTCATCCAAGAACTGTACCACGGTCTCTTTATCTGGAACCGTTGATACAGACTCTCCTTTATTAAACACTTGGTTAACAAGTTTATCACACACGATGTATATCGAATCCGTATCCGATGCAATAACATAATCTTCATCCTCAGTTTTCAGTAACTTGTTGAGGTATTCATTAATGCGGGTTTCAATCCATCGAATAGACAATTGTCCACTCAGAGTAATAGACTCTGCAATCCGCACATCGTAAAACCGGAAGTACTGATTACCCAGTGCGCCGTATGCAGAGTTCAACTGAACCTTCTTTGCAAGTTGCGCATTCTTGTATCTGGACACTTCCTTTGCATATTTAGGGTCTCCAGTCTCTTCCAGTTTCTTTTGCGCATCAATCATCTTTCGTTTGTAGACCTTACGGTCTTCATACATCCGTTCCATAATCTCAGGCAAGAAACCTTGAAAATCTTTTCGGTAATGGTATCCATTCGCAGTCAGTACACTATTCTTTTCGTAGTCTGGGACTTTTTTCAGAATAAGGTCATCAACAGATGTCTGGGTAAACTGTCCGTCGATAAATGTATCTGGACTGATATTGTACTGCATAATGAGGTGTGGGTAAAGTGAGTTCAAGTCAAACGACATTACCCACTCGTGCATACCGACCTGCGGCGTCTTGACATACGCACCCTCATACTTGGTGTTCTTCTCTTGTCTATCCTTAGGCGGTATTACGATTTTCTTTTCAATCAGATAATTGTGTATTAGAGTGTCCCACAACTTGACCTGAGAGAATACATCACCATAGTTGACCTTTGCATCGTATGCAATCATTAACGCCTGTTCGATGAGACGCATCTTGTCTTCAAGTTTGTCGACCAACTCAACATCCTTAATGTTGTAGTCAATAAACTTTTGATAGTCGAGTTTGTGCAGTTGGTGCAGGGTTTCCATCTCAGAGTAGTCGAGTTTCTTCTCTCCAAGTTCCACATGCGCGATGTGGTCCAGACGATAAGATTCCTGCAGGGTGTATGTAAACTTTTTGTACATCGTCATATAGTCGAGTACTGCAAGTCCTACAAGGGTATACTCTCTGGTCTCTCGTCCATACCATCCTTTGTTAACACGAGACATAATCCAGTTCGCAGGCGACAATCTCTTTGCGTCTTTCTCACTTAAAACTTTTGTGATACGATTGACAAGGTAGGGAATATCAAACCCGTCGACATTCCATCCGGTGATAATGTCTGCATCAATGCGCTCCCAGAAATCGAGAAACATATTTAACAATCGTCGTTCGGAACCACAGTCTACATATTCGACATTGGGTTGCATTACCTGATACTCACCAACACCAAAAACATAGTATTGTCCATTGACCGACAATGTAATTGCAGTTACGGGTTGGTTCGCAAGTTCTGGATCAGGAAACCCATCTTCACTCCCAACCTCAATATCAATGTTCGCAACCTTGATTTGATCCGGATCAAAGTCACTGTTATACTGTTCATTCAGACACGCGTATGCGTAGTTTGTAGAACCATAGACTTTAAAGTTATCGACATCTTCGTATCGAGAAACAAAGTCGCGCGCCTCTTTGATGGAACCGCACTCTATTGGTTCGCAGGGTTCTCCGTGCACAGTCTTCCATTCAGATCGACTGTCGCGAGATGGGACATACAGTGTGGGGGAATAATCAATACGATCTACTACGCGTCGACCATTGTCATAACCACGAATGAAGACCGTATCACCTTTGGAGTAAAAGTTTGTATAGAATTTCATCCTGTAATTATATCATAGATGTCTTTCCAGTTCAACACGCGAGTCACACCCTCGTTGATTTCTTCATCTTCGTTGTGCGCGTGGTTCATTAAGATTGCATCGAGACCAAGGTCATCACCAAGGTTTGCGTTAGTGGGTTTATCCTCAACCCAGAAACACTCAGTTCCACGATACTCTTCTAATGCGTCGTCTTTATCTGCGCCAGTATCGAGATAAACATATTTCTCAAACACAGTTTCTCCAAACAGTTCTCGTAGGTTCTTTGTCCGGAGGTGTTGTGCATACTGATCGTTACTGAGACTTGTAATTGCGTGAAACACATACCCGTGTTCTTCGTGCAGTTTCTTGACATACTTGATTGCATCCCGTAGTGGAGGAAGTTTCCGAATCTGCGCACTCTCGTTGAACATCCGAACGAGTCGTTTCGCATCAGGTTTTGCGAGTTTGTACCGTTCGTGGATTTTGTACATATCAAATCCATCTTGGCACATATCGTAACCGTGACGAGTCA